AAATAGATGAGGCAAAGATAAAGGGTTATAAATCTCAATATTCTAATCACCTTTCTATTCTCGAAAATCCAGACCAGACAAATCCCACTATGGCAATGGAAGCCATGCGTGAGATTAGGCTTCTCCACGGCATGGGTTTGCTTGGAGATGAAGATGATAAATTATTAATCGAAGCCCAAGCAAAGTATGACGAGGCTATGGGTGTTTTTATTGGTAGAGATAATGAAAAGCTAGGCTCTACGATTTCTATGGAACTGAACCCCAACCTTTCTTCTTTTTCCAAATCTCCTGCTCACTATCTTAGTGAAATGGTCATGTCTGATTTGGAAGATAAAAAGGTTATTGGAGAGGGAAGGTATTGGTCAGATAGAGATGCATTTATTGCCGGTGTTGGCACATATGCTGCTGCATACAAAAAGCGCGTAGATCTTGCTCGTTTGGCTGGTGCTGCTGAGCGCAAAATCCTTAATACGATTATGCCAAGTGCAACAGAGCTGAAGGCTTTCTCTCAAGTAAAAGGTTTTGATAAGGTTCAAAATCTTCAAACAGGAGAGATTGTTCCAATGGATCTCTTGTCTGATGATGAGAATATCTTCATGGCAAGCGCAGATAATGTTGCTGCATTTGCCGTGCAATCAAAAGGCTTGTTACATCCTAGTGCTGTCGATCTATTTGAGTCCGCTTCTAAGAATATTGCCAATGCCGATAGAGCTATTCGCGTCATGGGTCAGACTATGGATGCGATTAGAAGTGCAAGAGACATTGATAGCAGTCAGGTAGAGGGCATTTTCTATAGCAACCTTTCAGAGGATACGGTTGCATTCCTTAGGATTGCATCAAGAGTTGGCCCTGAGCTTGCAATAGATGCGTTTGCCGCTGATCGTAATATGAATCGCAACGCTTCTAGTCTTGTTGCCAACAGTAAGTATGCAGATAAGTCAGAGACAGAAGCTCTCGAAAGCATATTTATGGATTCATATAACGAAGCCATAGAAGCTAGAAGTTTCTTCAAGCTGCTTCAGCCCTTCATTACTGATGCTGACAATCAGATGCTATATCAGATGGCTAACAGTGCAGGGGTTAGAAATGTAGAGGGCATGATCCTGTCTGATCCCTACATTAAGTCAGCTATGAAAAGCCTCTTCATTGGGAAGATGCTCAAATATCCCCAGTACGTCCCTGCGGAAGCTATGCGTGATACAATTCGTCAAATTGGCACAAGAGTTGGCCCACAGGTTAATGCGTACACTGGCGGCCTTGAATTTGTTACCAATCCAATACTTCCGAACGCACAGGCTACCGTTGGCAATGCTGGCGTCACTCTTAGCATGGATAACATAAATAGGGACATTAAGGACATGTTCCTTAAAACTCCTGGCCTCATTGACCCCAAAATTGCTGAGCAGATTGCAAGAGTTGATGAAGCGCCTATGGTTGGCGGTGGTTTATTAGGAGGCCCCTCTAGACTCGGCAACCCCTCTTTATTTTATGTTCCTAATGAAAATTATGGTGCAACTCAGTCTTACACTGTTTTGCTCAAAACAACTTCTGGCAAAGTTATCCCCTTGCTGGAAGACTACAGCTATGACTTCAAAAGATCTGAAGCATATGATTCTTTCTTGAAGTCTGTTGATGCACTGCAGTCAGATAGAATGAAAAACTTCTGGTCTGCATATGGACTTATGGACCAAAGCCTTCTGCAGTCTGGATTTGACTCGATTGAGAGAACAAGAAGCGATAGAAGTTTTGATGCATTGTTTAATCTTTATAACAACACATTCAGGGCCGATATCGGTCAAGATCCAATAAGCCCAGAAGAAAAGGATGAGTTTTTCTATATGCTTGATCGCATCACATCACTAGGTTGGCGTTAATGAGCAATATCGATTGGAACTTTATCTCTGAGCGTGAAGGATCTCGCATCCTGTCAGGCTATGTTCCTGATGCAAAAGGATCTAAATCTGGCGTTACCATTGCTACAGGCTTTGATCTTGGTGCAAGAAACCTTGCTGATCTCAAAGGATTGCCAAAGGCCATCATTGATAAGCTCAAGCCCTATCTTGGAATTAAAGGAGCACAGGCCCAAGAGGTGGCAAAGGATTTAAGTATTACTGATGCTGAAGCGCAGACAATCGATGAATTTTCTAAAACAGAAGCTGTAGACAGGCTGAAATCAAAGTGGCAGGCAGCTACAGGTGAGTCTTTTGATAATCTGCCTAAGCACAAAGCTACTGTCGTTGCATCTGTTGCATTTCAGTATGGGGATCTTGAAAGCGAAACGCCCAACTTCTGGCGTCAGATAACCAAAGACGACTGGAATGCAGCGGAGAAGAATCTGCGAAACTTTGGAGACAACTACAGTACAAGGCGAAACCTTGAAGCAGATTACTTTATTAGCGGCTTAAGCGAGGAGGAACTCGCAGCAAAAAAAAAATTTGAGCGAGAGTTAGCAAGGGACACTCAATACGGCATACAGGAAGCCATGATCTCTGGGGAAGAGGGCGGTCTTGGTTCTGCGCCTACTGGACCTCAAGAAGTAAGCCCAAGGGACATGTCTAATGAGCAGCTTGTTGATCTTGTTCAGTCTCAGATAGCTGACTCAAGAGCCGCTAGACTAGATCTTGATGAACAAGACTTTGAGGTATCTGGCACTGCCCCTGCTGCCGATGATGTTGAGCTTCCTATAATCGAAGAAATATCAGATGAGTCTGCTGTCTTAGTGGACCAAGCCCCTATCATTGCTGATTCTCCCACAACGAAAGCTAATGCCTCCCTACCTACTCAAGAAGAGGTGACTAACAGCTACGGTATCGTTTTTGGAGATCAAAATCGAAAGTATGGAGAAAGGGTTCCTTCTCAGCTAACTAACCCCGAAGCATATGATTATTATGTGTTTGATGAGTCTTTCTCGAATGTTTGGGGGACTGCGTTCGACCAAGGCAATTTTGCCCCTGCGCTTGCCAAGATGTTGACAACAGAAAACTACAAAGCAGTTGATGGTTATGATGCCCATCAAGATGCTGCCCTTGCAAGAAGGATGGGTGGTACAGATGGTCTTTGGCGCTTCAGGTTTTCCGGTAGCCCTGAAGAGTCAATGGCAATGGCAGATGAAATGGAAGAGGATGCACAGGATGCTCTCCTACTTGCCAGCACATATTCTCAGAACGCCCAACTTATGGCTGGGCTTGCAACGCCCACTAGCTTAGCGCCTCTTGCTCCAATGAAACTGCTGAATGTTGCTAACAAGACAAGACGGTTTGTTGGCGGCACGGCGTACACATATGCACTAATGGCGCCGGAACAGATGCTGCTGGATAGCCAAAATACTCAAAGAGACGCAAGCCATAGTGCCGTTATGCTTACAGGACTTAGCCTTATAGGCGGTGGTTTGGCTTATAAGTTTGGCGGCAGGGGACTGTCCACCTCAACTGCACTGACTCCTCCAAGCCAGATATATCGTGCTGGTGGCGCTGGCGTTAGTCCTGAAAGAGCAAGGCAAGCTGCCTATGCTCAGATTGAGCAAGAGGGATTAGAAGCTACTGGTATAGGCATTGAAAAGCTGGGATGGAACCCTGTGCTGCGTATGCTGCATGGTCGATGTGGGTGGGATGATGCAAAAGAAAGTTCGTGGGCAGCAAGAGGCTATGGATCAGTCTGTAGAGACAACTTTCAGAACCACCTATCTCTCACGACTGCTTGATTCTGTCAGGCATAGTGACGAAGCGTATCTTGCGTATAGGGGCAGATCGATTCCTCAGTCAGACTCTCGCCGTGCATTTGAGATGATGAAGATGAATCTCAGCGATACCTTCCGAGGTACAACGGAGCTTACAGAAGTTCAGTTCCGCACTCGTATTGGCATGGCAATGCGTCGTGGTGATGCCGACCAAATGAATGACGCCGCAAGCTCGTATGTCACTCAGGCTGCCCGTGGATACCGTGATCTCTTCAACTTTATCAGGGATCAAGCGCAAAGCGTCAGGCTTTACGAAATGCAGCTAGAAGACAGTATTGCAGCGGCAAGGGCTGGCGGTAATCTTGATGAAGTAGCAAGGCTTGAGCAGCGTCTAACAAAGCTCCAGATGGAGGGCGTTACTCCAAATACTGCACCTTCCTACCTGCCCAGGATCTATCGTGTAGATAAAATTATGGAGAATCCTGAGAGGTTTCTTTCAATCATAGAGAAGTATGCAAGGACGCAGCTTCGCATGGGGCAGAAAGAAGCCAAGCAGTTTGCCAATGAAGTATTGGATACTGTTACTCATCAGCGCCCCTATCTGGATCTTGAGGGAGCAACAGATAGTCTTGATTGGGTGAAGCGTGCCAGTGGTGTGCAGGCAAGAAC